TAACGTGGCAAATTTACTAAGTTATTTTTGACATGTCTAAATAATATGTGTATAATGTTAACAAAGGAATAATATGTCAAAAATTAAAATAGCAGAGTTGTTTTATTCAATACAAGGAGAAGGCAGATATATGGGAGTCCCCAGCGTGTTTTTACGCACATTTGGATGCAATTTTTCTTGTAGGGGATTCGGCATGCCAAGAGGAGAACTAAGTGATGAAGTCAATGATATCGCAAGTGTTGTACAAATGTACAATGATTATAAAGAGTTGCCTTTGGTATCTACAGGGTGTGATTCTTATGCTAGCTGGGATCCTCGTTTTAAGCATCTTTCTCCTTTACTGTCTACTGATAGCATTGCCAATTCAATTATGGATGTACTTCCTCACAAAACGTGGCAAGACGAACATCTCGTAATCACAGGCGGTGAACCGTTATTAGGTTGGCAACGTCAATATCCTGATTTATTGGATCATCCCAGTATGGCAGGACTAAAAGAGATTACATTTGAAACAAATGGAACTCAAAAGTTGTCACCGGAGTTTAAGAACTATCTTTGTGTATGGTCAGGACTGCCTAAACATCATCGTGAGATTACATTTAGTGTAAGTGCCAAATTGCCAGGCAGCGGGGAGAGTTGGGACGATGCTATTCGACCAGAAGTTGTTGTCGAATACGAATGTGTAGGTACCGTGTATCTTAAATTTGTGGTAGCAACAGAACAAGATATTGCTGACGCAGAATGTGCGGTTGGTGCTTATCGTGCCGCAGGATTTACTGGTCATGTTTATTTGATGCCAGTAGGTGGTGTAGAAAGTGTTTATAACTTAAACGCCAAAAATGTAGCATTAGCGGCAATGAAGCGTGGATGGCGTTACAGCGATAGACTTCAAGTGCCATTATTTAAAAACGAGTGGGGTACATAATGAACAAGTTTATTAAACGTATATTCGGCATTGACAAAATTGAAGCTGTCAAAGAAGACGCTCTGGCCATTGCTAAAGAAGCGTCATTGGCTGCCGAAGAGGCAATAAAACGTGCAGAAGAAGCTGGTAAACAGGCTCGGTTAACCTCAATGAGTCCAAAAGATCGTGCTACAGAATTAGGTGAGCCGTGGATTGCTGTGCTAGATACACATGTCAACGAAGAAAACATACGCAATGGATTTTTTGAACTTGACTGGAACGACCAATTTGTGTTAGAATTAAAAAAGAATGGATACATAGGCGACACTGATGAAGAAATTGTTGATCAGTGGTTTAGTGAACTGTGTAGAAATGTTGGCGCAGATGCCGGTGTTGATATGAGTCGCAGAGGTACTGGTTATATCAATGTAAACAATTTAGGCAATGGCAGAACGGAAGTTTCTTAATGAACAAAACATATATTATCGTTGATACAGCAAATACTTTCTTTAGAGCACGTCATGCTATTAGAGGCACATTAGAAGATAAAATTGGTATGAGTATACATACCGTTTTGAGCAGTGTGAGAAAAGCCTGGCGAGATTTTAAAGGTGATCATGTTATTTTCGCACTAGAAGGTCGTAGCTGGCGTAAGGATCATTATGCTCCTTACAAACGTCAACGTAGTGATGCTCGTGCCGCGGCTAGTCCAAGAGAACAAGAAGAAGATCGTGTATTTTGGGAAACGTTTGATCAGTTCAAAGAATTTATTACAACTAAAACCAATTGTACTGTATTACAACATGCCCAACTAGAAGCCGACGATTTAATTGCTGGTTGGATACAAAGTCATCCCAATGATAATCATATTATCGTTAGCACAGATGGAGATTTTGCACAGCTCATAGCACCAAATGTAAAACAGTACAATGGTGTAATGGAAATTACAACTACACACGAGGGGTACTTTGATGCCAAAGGTAAACGTGTCATTGATAAAAAAACTAAACAAGAAAAGCCCGCGCCGGATCCGGCCTGGTTGCTATTTGAGAAGTGTATGCGTGGAGACACCTCCGACAATATCTTTAGTGCTTATCCAGGAGTACGTGAGAAAGGGACAAAGAATAAAGTTGGTCTCCGTGAAGCCTATGCTGACAGGGAGGCTAAAGGATTCTCTTGGAACAATATGATGCTTCAACGTTGGACTGACCACAACGGCGAAGAGCATCGAGTTGTCGATGATTATAATCGTAATGTTGTGTTGTGCGACTTAACAGCACAACCTGCTGATATTAGATTGTTAATCAACGATACCATTAACACAGCAACAACAGCAGAAAAAAATATTAGCCAAGTTGGAATACGTTTATTAAAATTGTGTTCATCATACGACTTGGTTAAAATCAGCGAACAAGTTGAAAGTTACGCAGAACCATTAAACGCAAGGTATGTATTATAATGTCAGTTGCCAAAGTATTAATTCCAGACCAAGAATGGTTGATCACTGATCGCCAAACAAAAATTGGTAGTATTGCTAAAAATAAAAAAGGATATTTGTTTTTACACAAAGGACAAGCGGTTAATATTAATGATATTAACGAAATAAAAAATCAATTTGGTATTGCGTTGTTTGAAGAAAGTATCAAGAATAATACAAAGAAAAAAATCAAACCTACAACATATAGTATCTACGATTACCCTTGTCGTTCAGAACCCTATGACCCTATCTATTCTGTAAAACAAAAGTTACCGCTGTTTGCCAAAAGTGCTAAAAGTAAGAGTCAGTATTGTGCAGGACACTATATTATTAGATTTCGTAAAGGTTGGGCTAAAGCATTCTGTCCAAAACTTATCACTTTAGAACGATATCCTTATCACGGTCCATTTAAAACCGAAGAAGAGATGAAAACTATATTGGCACAAGTAAATAAAGAATGAAACAGCTAAACACATTACCCATAGAAGATTTCTTAGATAAGGCTCGTATTGCCATCAAAAGCAATCAAAAAAGCCTCACTTTGAGCATAAAAGAGGTCACAGATTTACAAAATAGCCTAAGTATTGTAATGACTAGATTAACTGGGGATATGGAAAAATACATTTCTTCAGCACAACCGGATATAGAAATCAAAATTGACGGTGGAAAATTCTAATTTTATCGCTAAATATATACGCACTAAATTCGGAGCGTATATAAATGAGTCGTCCAAAGCCAACTATATTATTAGAAATTACAAATAAAAAGACCTACAAAACCGAACAAGTTTTGGATGCTGAAGCTATTTGGGCAGTTTTTTATAAAGATCGTCCAATTAATCTAAAAACATCAAGTGTTGTTGTACAACAACTAGGTCCAAAATATAAAAAAGTTAGTTTCTCAAATTCCGGACATGCTTTTAATCTTGCTGAAAAACTCAACAAAATGTTCAATTCCCAGGACTTCAGTGTCTACAAGTTGGTCACGGGAGAAAAAATAAACAATGAGCCTCAAGAGTGATGTTACTCGTAGTGTATTAGAAATATTACGTCCTAATGATGTAGATAAATTATACAATGGGGCACTTAAATCTTGGTGGTTTAGCACCAGAAAAAAAGATCGTGGCGGATTACGTTTAACCAAATTAGGCTTTGAATGTTTTCTTAAAGCCGAAATTAAAGAATATAAAATAAAATTCGAACAACCAATTGAACCAACAAACCAATTAATCATTTGGTTAGATCATTATATTGATTGTCCATTTTATTTAGGTTCAAAAGAAATCTATGTGTTCAGCGAAAGCATGGCAATACAACTAGTGTTGTTTGGTGGCAACATTTACAAATATGGTCAAGCCCGGCAAGAAAGTCTAAAATCTAGTTGACAGTTCGCAAAATCCCTTGTATAATATATACATATTGATACACAATGTAGTCAATATTTTTTAAACACTTTTAGAAAGTATATATTATGGCCGAGCACACATCTTCAAATCGTACCGTTAGCCCCAGCGAGGCTAAAAAGAGTTTACGTAAATGTATTAAAATTCAACGCCCTGTTTTTATGTGGGGTCCTCCCGGAATTGGTAAGTCCGACATTGTTAAACAAATTGGTGAAGAGCAAGAGCGTGAAGTTATTGACGTTCGTTTAAGTCTTTGGGAACCTACTGACATTAAAGGTATTCCATTCTATAACAGCACTTCCAACTCTATGGAATGGGCTCCTCCCGTTGAACTTCCACAAGATCCAGATTCAACAGCTATCTTGTTTTTAGATGAGTTAAATTCTGCAGCTCCTGCTACACAGGCAGCGGCTTTCCAATTGGTTCTTAATCGTCGTGTTGGCACATACAAATTGCCAAAAGGTGTTAGCATTGTGGCCGCAGGCAATAGAGAAGCTGACAAAGGCGTTACTTATCGTATGCCAAGTCCATTGGCAAATCGTTTTGTACATTTGGAATTGCGTACAGACTATGAAGATTGGTTACAATGGGCTACCACAAATCGTTTACACGAACAGGTTGTAGGCTATTTAGGCTTTGCCAAACAAGATTTATACGACTTTGATCCAAAATCTAGTTCACGTAGTTTTGCCACTCCACGTAGTTGGTCATTTGTCAGTGACTTGTTAGGCGATGACGATTTGGGAGAAGGCACACTAACTGATTTGGTTGCTGGTGCTATCGGCGAAGGACTTGCTGTTAAGTTTATGGCACACCGTAAGGTTGCCAAACAGATGCCCAAACCAGAAGATATTTTGGAAGGCAAAGTTAAAAAATCCAACATCAAAGAAATTTCAGCGATGTATAGTTTGGCCGTTAGTATGTGTTACGAACTCCAAACTGCCAATCAAAAGAAAGTCAATAATTGGGATTCAATGGCAGATAACTTTTTTGGCTTTATGATGGATAATTTCCCAACTGAGCTGGTTGTGATGGGTGCGAAAGTAGCCCTCACCAATTATCAACTTCCGTTTGATGCATCCAAACTTAAAAACTTTGATCGTTTCCATGATCAATACGGCAAATACATTATTTCAGCAATGGAATAATAAAAGGGACTTAGGTCCCTTTTTTATTGACAATAATTTAAATATCATGTATAATATATACATATTAGTTAAACACAGGAGCATAACATGGCAACAATGAAGCAAGAACGTGTTCGTAAGTTTGAGAAAAAAGAATTTACGGCTTCAGAAAAAAACAAAATCGTAGAAAAATTAGTAACAGCAAGAGTCGGATTGTTATTGCGTCATCCATTTTTTGGTAATTTGGCTACACGTTTAAAACTAATCGATGCCACAGATTGGTTGCCTACATTAGCCACAGATGGTCGTAACTTTTATTATAATAATGATTTTGTAAATCGACTCACCGCCAAAGAAGCAGAGTTTGGATTTGCTCACGAAGTATTACATAATGTGTTTGATCACATGGGACGCCGTGAAAATAGAGATCCAAAATTATCAAACATTGCCGCAGACTATGCTGTCAATCAAATCCTAAAAGATGAGCGTATTGGTGAAGTGCCAAACTGGATTCAAATCTTCCAAGATAACAAATATCGCGGTATGAGTTATGAAGAGATCTACGATGACATTATGCAAAATGCTGAAAAGATTGATTTTTCCAGTTTAGGTGAATTGTTAGACGAACACCTAGACGGCGAAGGTGATGACGGTGACGGCGAAGACGGTGAAGGCAATCAAGAAGGCAAAGGTCGTCCAAAACTTACAGCAGAAGAAAAGAAAGCTATCCGCGATGAGATCAAAGAAGCCATGGTAGCCGCGGCACAGAGTGCCGGAGCAGGCCGTGTTCCAGCAGGTGTTCAACGTATGATCAAAGATCTTACAGAACCCAAGATGGACTGGCGTCAATTGTTGCGTATGAGTATCCAAAGCATTGTTAAAAGTAATTTTAGTTTTAGTCGTCCAAATCGTAAAAGTCAACATTGCGGTGCTGTATTACCAGGACTTATGAATGAAGAAACGATTGATGTTAGTGTAGCAATTGACATGAGTGGGAGTATTAGTGACAAACAGGCCAATGATTTTATCAGCGAAGTCAAAGGTATCATGGACGAGTATACAGACTTTAAATTAGACATTTGGTGCTTTGATACCGATGTATATAATTATCAACAGTTTAGTATGGATAATTCTGGAGACATTTCTTTGTATCAAGTCAAAGGCGGTGGTGGTACAGATTTTGATGCCAATTATCGCTTTATGAAAGACAACGACATAGTGCCTAAAAAGTTTATTATGTTTACAGATGGATATCCATGCGGAAGTTGGGGAGATGAGGATTATTGCGATACATTGTTTATCATCCACGGTGATGACAGCATAATTTCTCCCTTCGGTCAAACTGCACATTATAAATAAGTAGGTAGTTAATAAATGAGTTTAAGTAGAGGTCAGGTCAATCCGTTAGGTGTATTGGAATTAAGACAGTTAGATTTTATTCCAGAACATTTTACTAAATTGACCATAGAGCGTAATGTTCGACTCGAATTATTGAACAGTTGGATTAACTACAATTTAAATAGTAGGTATTCAGTTAAAGAATCAATTATTGTAAATCAAAGTAATAAAATAATTGAAGTTTACGAAATAGGTATAGAAGACCCTAAAGAAGTTACTATGCTAACAATTGGATGCCCGTACTTACACCAAACAAATAAGGAAATATATTAAATGGAAAATCAAGAACAAGCTCAAACTGTAACAGATCAAGGTGTTGCTCCACAACAACCTCAACAGCCACAATTAAGTATTGTTGATCTACAAAATCTACGTGCTATTATAGATGTAGCAACACGTCGTGGTGCTTTCCAGGCTCAAGAACTTTCTGGAGTTGGCGCTGTATTTGACAGATTGAACTCATTTTTAAATGCTGTCGCACCAGCACAAACAGAATCAACTGACGCACCTGTTGACACTACATCTGCTGATACACCAGCCGCTTAATAGGAGAATCACATGAAACATGTGGGAAAAATGAAAAACAACGGTGCTAGAATTGTTGTTGCTTATCGTACACTACCAGGTGACGCAACCAGCGCACTTGTAGTAGGAACTGGTAACCTTAATGAATCATTCCATGACGCATTAATGAATCTTGTACAAGATGTAAGTGGACAACAGGCCAATGAACTAGCAGACGTACTGGCATCTAGATTATTTCCAGATGGTAGTAATATGTTGTCGTGGTTACATACCAACGGGCATCTTAAAAAAGTTCCCACAAATATGGTTATCATGACTCCATCATCACAAGCATCAATTCAGCTAGATGAACTCAATAAGTTGATTGCTGAACAAAAAGGTGTTGATTTAGAAGATCTAGCAGTAACTGACGGAAGTCAGCCTGTGAAGAAATCTAAAAAAGCAGATGTTGTTAAAACTACATCACAAAGCGTAAGTGGTGAGGAAGATGTTGCTACAGAAATTACACCAGAAGTGGTAATTGAAGACAACTTGAGTCCTGCTCAACTTCGTAGCAAAGCAGATGCTCTTTTTAAACAAGCACAACAACTTCGCAAAGAAGCTGACGCAATTGATCCACCAAAACGCAGAACTAAAAAAGTTGCCGTTGAGGCAGAGTGATCAGAAATTTAATATTAATTCTTTCAGGGCCTTGCGCCCTGAACCTACCTTATGAACAATTCAGAAAAAGTATATCTAGATTTATTACAAGAAATTTTAACCTATGGTGAGGATCGATCAGATCGTACCGGAGTAGGCACTCGCAGTATCTTTGGTGTACAAATGAGATTTGATCTCAGCGAAGGATTTCCTGCTGTTACCACAAAAAAATTAGCATGGAAATCTGTAGTATCAGAATTACTTTGGTTTATCGAAGGTAGTGGAGATGAGAATAGATTAAAAGAAATCCTACACGGTGATCGGTATTCTGATAAAAAAACTATATGGTCAGACAATGCCACAGCTCCGTATTGGGTTAAGAAAAGACTACAAAGACACCCTGGAGATCTAGGCCGTGTATATGGAGTACAATGGCGTAGATGGCGCAAACCGATTGTTCGTATCAATAAGGTTGTACTACAAAATCACGATCAATTACTAGAATTAATTGCCGGAATAAAAGAAGATCCAAACAGCCGTAGACACATTATTACTGCGTGGAATCCTGGAGAATTGGATTTAATGGCACTCCCACCTTGCCATATGATGAGCCAGTTTTATGTAGCCAATGGTCGTTTGAGTTGTCATATGTATCAACGATCTGCTGATATGTTTTTAGGAATGCCGTTTAATATAGCATCGTACGCATTGTTCACTCACATGATTGCCAAAGTGTGTAATCTAGATGTTGGTGATTTAATTATATCAGTTGGTGATGCTCACATTTACAGTAATCATATAGATCAAGTTAAAGAACAATTAACTAGAACACCGTTTGATATGCCTGTACTTCGATTAAATTCTGATGTAGAAGTTATCACAGACTTTGAAATGTCTGACATTGAATTAGTAGACTATCAATCCCACGAAGCTATTCGAGCAGATATGGCTGTTTAATATACTAAGTTTGGTATAGTTGTATCAATCACTGAAGAAGTTGTAATAAAGATTGTCCAAGCGCCACTAACCACTTCAAATCTTCTTACTTGATAATTGGTTAGTGTAGAATTAAACAGTACTCGTGCGTGTGTTCCATCAACTACACCTTCAGGAGATGCAACATTAGTTGTTGGCCCTATTGAGCCTATTGGAGGGAACATTTTGGTCAATAAATTTGTTGCCGATGTATTTTGAAGTGCCACTGTAGCAGTAGTAGCAAATCCTGTATAATTATAATCTGTAGAATTAACCAATTTTTCTATGTCAACACTCATTGACAAAAATCCATTCGGCACTGGACCAACAAGACTAACACCACCGTTGTAATAAACATTTAACTGTTTATGTTGTGTATCAAACCATAAATTTCCATCTATCAAATTTCCTGGTTGGGACGATGCCACTGATACCTTGGTAGAGGGATTAAAGCCTCCGTCATATACATTCAATAGTCTGTTTGTTGTGTCGTACCATAATTGTCCTGCCAAAGGACTACGAGGAGGATTAGCATTAGTGTTGGCAGAATTTGCCAACATTTGTATAAGATTGTTATTGTAATACTGTCCGTAAGAATTAACATTCCTGCCAATTAGTGTTAGACTAGTTGAATGTTGATCAACTTGGTCGTCGGCTAGTATTGTTAATACTGATCCGTTTGTATTTGATATAGTATATGCCATTTTTTAAATTCTCTATTAATAACCGATTGCTATCCAACTAACAGGAGTAGTTCCCGAAGCAGTTTCGTCTCCAAACGCTGTTAGTGTAAAAGATAATATAGGACCAGCTCCTCTGTATCCAGCTGCCGACGTATTAGCCGTTGATCCACTCTCTCCCACTGTATATTGTTCTGTGCCTACATAAAAACATTGGTTAGGAAATGGTATGGCAAAATTTACTTGTCCGGTACTGTAATTAGAAGGTAAGTCTTGTCCCCATTGAATAATTAAACCGGTAGTTCCGTTTTTATACCATCCAGGTAAAACACTAAGGTCGGGAGAACAAGTATCTGCTGTGCCAGGACCTGGTACACCTTGCGTTCCTTGAGGTCCTTGATTTCCCTGCGGGCCTGGATTACCTTGAGGCCCGATTGGTCCTTGATTACCTGTAAGACCAATTGGACCCTGATTACCTTGTGGGCCTACACCTTGTGGACCTTGTGGACCTTGTGGACCTATGCCTTGTGGACCAATTGGACCTTGTGGACCTTGTGGACCTATGCCTTGTGGACCACTGGGACCTTGAGGGCCTTGTGGACCAACTTTAGTAGATACAAGACCTTTAATAGATGCTATTGTGAATGAGTTTGTACCATCACTTATAATGCCCTGTCCTTGAACAACTATTCCTTGAGCATTAACTGTTAAAATTGGATTAGTTTGTCCACTAACACCTGTGGCTAATTGAATTTGTATAACACCACCAGTGGTACTGTTTAATAATATACCATCATCTAATACTTTGGCCAGTTGTACATATTGTGGATTACCAAACGCAGAATTACCAGTGTATAAAACTACACCATCTCGGCCAGACCATCCAATTTGGTTATTGTTATCGTCGGCCAGCCATTTGACATATCCAGTAATTAATTCGCCTTGCCCTGGAACATTATTATCTTTTCTTAAAAAATCACTACCAGAATAAATGGTTCCGCCAACTACTAAATTATCGGCAGCATTGGCTGTGCCATTTAAAGTATAACCGGGTGTTGTTGATATATTAATTCCTGGATAAATTGTGTCAAATCCAGCAAATGTATTGTCGTATGGATTTATAACCGGAGTAAATGTCGCAGTTGACAATATGGCAACTGATATTCCTTCAACTTTTCCAACTATTATTGAATGTACATTTCCCGCGGTATCGGACACTTGATCTACCGAATACATTCCTGTATTGCTGGTCGAAGTAGATCCAATAGTAATCCATGTATTATTACCAAAAATACTTAATTGATTCGTGGCTGTATTGACCCAGATAGCACCGGGTGTAGACACTGCTGGTGTTGTGCTTTGTTGATACACATTACTAGGACTTGCCCAATAGAGTCCATCAAATACTTTCAAACTTCTCGCGGTGGGATCATACCATAACTGTCCAGTTATTGGTTGAGTAGGAGTACCAGAGGCAAAATTTTCCAGTATGCTTACAAAATTTTGAGCAATCTTTTGTGCGTAATTTGGATATCCTCTACCAACTAAACTCAAATCAGTAGAAAAATCATCCAGCCCTGGGGGCATGTCTGGTACAGTTATAACACCTGAAGAATAATTTATTGTAAATGGCATAGTATTAAATTCCGGTATTCAAACTTTGTATTCTAACAGTGTATTCAATTTGTATCATACGATTTAAACTTTTTTGTACAGGATGGAATATTACATGAGTCAACAACGGACTGGTACCCGAACCGCCAGCTGGATATGCCCTTAATCCCAATTCATCAAATATAAAAGCATTGTCAGTATTGTTTGAATTATCAAAAAATGATTGCCCCGCGGGTTCGCCAAAATCTAACAAACAGTTGACCATTACATCTGCATAGGCTGTACCTGCTAGATGTCTTACTTCCATAAAATTTCTAGCAGAGTCAAGATTTGAACTTTGAGAAGCATCAATAATTTTACTATATGTTTTATTATATAAATCTGCCTCGTTGCCCACTGTGTTCGGAGTTAGATATGTAATAATCCCAGTACTGTCTACCCTGGTTCCACCATTACCAAAATCCATTTGTACAATAAACCCATATCCTTGATTGCTTAAGGAGCTGGCAAGAGCAACTGCCATATTTTCGTAATGAATGGCATTTGATTTGTTAATGAATACTTCTTTTGTTATAGGGTCAAAAATTTTAATGTGCCCTTGGACGTTGAAGAATCCGCGATCTTTTAGTTTGTTGTTATTGTCTATATTGCTCATAATGATATTTATCTTTGCTGTTTAACCCTATATAAGGATCTAATTAGCTTTCTCCATAGTAGTGGTTTGTGGGCAACTCGGCCGGACTTTCTTGTATAAATCTAGCGGCTATAGATGCGCTGTCAAACAACGACACGCTAACTGTGGGATCAACCCATTGCTGAGCCACGTTGACTTCTTGTTTTACCATTGTCAATTTGACATCGTTTTCTATACCGCCCACGATATTTAAACTTAATGTTTGTGTGTTTTGATCAACAGTTATTGAATATTCTGCTGGAACATAATTTAAACCCCTATATACAAATCCATTTACTGAATCTGTTGAGTTAGAGTTTTCTTGTACCCACACTTGGTTGGTTGCTGAAACAATATAAGCAATGCCTACATCTGTTGATGCTGGCAAGGAATTAACAATAGTTAACGTATTGATATACTCAGGACTATCAAAAGATTGTGTAGTATCAAACACAACAATAGGGTCTTTTCTTAACAATCTACCACCGTAATAAATTGCCAACTCATCGGTAGGATTTAATGCTACAGATGGCAATACAGGGCTGTATTGTAATGTAATACCATCAGACACAGCTGAAGGAGTTCCAAATGATGTAGCAGTTACAAAAGCAGATTTGTTGATTATATAATTATTGGTTGTGGTGTTTACAAATATTGTTTGGTTAAACACATTATCAGAGTAAGGAATACTTTGTAAGTACCCTTGATCTATTACTCGTGTGTTGACAGCACATACATCTTTGGGACCGGTTCCTAATGTTCCTCTACGTAAATTTGTCAAAGAATTTCCAACAATTTTCAAAAACTCAATGCGTTCTCCGTCAATAATAATGACTCCAGGAATATTTTTACTTGGAATTGCTGGTGATAATACTGTGGGATCAGCTACTTGTATACTGGTAGAAGTACTGTACAAAGTGGCTGTTAAGTAAGTTGTGTTCTTTTTGCTTAGACGTTTGAAAGCAGTTCTACCTAACATATCGTTGAATATTCTGTATCCCAATACTTTGTTGGTATTTTTAACAAATACAATAACTTCAATGATATCTGTTGATGATACATTTAATGTTTCGCTGATCTGTACAGTCTGCTGATCCTCCAACATAACATATTCAATATCTCTAATCAATGGAATCCCATTCAATATCACCCACATGTACTCATCATCGACTATTGGTGCGCTTAGAGTAACACGCCTCGGGGTTACATTGTTAGTAAAGACTTGTGGATTGATCAATGCTCCAGTTGGATCTATATAACTAACTACACGAACATTACCAGTGATAGGACTATTAAATGTTAGTGTTGATCCATAAACAGTATAATCTCCAGCATAGGTACCTGCAGGAGGTGTTATGATTTTATATCCTGTTCCTGTGTTAACTTCTACAATAACTTGTGTAGCAGTTGTATCGTTGTCAACAACTGGCGGTGAGTACAACAGTGTCAACGAAGTTGCGTTGGTCACGGTAGAGTACTGTTCTCTTAGTTCATTGAATTTCTGAATAGTTGTTCCAAAGAACCAAGAGTTAATGGTACTAGAAGTTGTTGGATTCAAATTGTATACAAATACTGTGGCTTGGCCTGTTTGAGTAGTTGCTCCAGTAGGGTCATTGTCTCCTCCCAGCTCATAATACATATCAGAAACGGAATTAGTTACATGGAACCCTAATGGTCTTCTTCCAATCCACATTCCGTTAACGTGAACACTTGCGGTGTTGATTGAAATTATTCCAGACAAACTTGCCACTGATCCATTGGTAACATTGTATACTGTGCTAACTTCGTTGTCAATCAATCCAACTTTATCTAGATTTCTAGATCCGCCTTTGCCCATAATTGTGTAACCAACTATTGTTTCTTTTGATTGAGGTGGAATAATTACACGATTGTTAGCCCAGTCCATAGAATAATATGGCTGATCAACCATTTGTGTAGTTATAGTAGCAGTATACATTAACAACTGACGATTAGCCACAACACGCATACTGGCAATAGATGTAGGAATAGCAACAATAGTATTGTAATTAATAGTCGATGTATTTGCCATAACTTCAAAATAGTTTGATGTTATAGCAGGAGATCCTTCACTGCTAATAGTGTATACATTCAATGCCAAAGAATCTGAAGTGTGTCCTGGAACTAATTCTTCGGGAGCATAACTATAATCAACGGATATGAATCCGTTTCCGGCATCAATAATTCTTTCTTCAGGATTAATACCCTGAGCACTGATTAACTGTCCAGGAAGTATTTCACCACCATCTAATGATGTATCTAAAATAGTAGCATTAAGATCAACGGACCAAAACTCCACAACTGATGCCATAGGAATAGTCAACAATGTTGAAGTATTAACTGTTATTGCCTGTGTTCCTATGTCAATTGAAATAACAGAAGCTGCGTTAGAATTAAAATATGCAGTTGACCCATTGATTACATTAACATGCTGTCCCACATTTACACCAGAAATGTTTTCAACTGTAAATGTTGTCCAGGTACCTCCTATAGAGCTAGATGGAGAAGTGCTTACTGTACTTGTATAATATCCAATATCTTCAGCAAACCCACCAAACCCGTAGTTACTAACTGTGCTTGTGGTTCCTCGTCTATTGTCCTGAGTCCAGTTGTAACCCCAATTTATGTTGTAATCAAATGGCAACGATTCAATAACTGTTCCAGGAAATTCTAAGCCAGACATTACCTGTGTAGCGGTATTTCCAGGCATACCTGAGTCAGGAGCATAATAATTTTCTAACCTTTCAATAGCACTTAATAATTCAATATTTTTAGCATACGTAATTTTTACTATTTTTCCAGCAGGCGGAATATAATTTATAAATGATAATTTTGAATATTTTTTACGATAACCATTTATTGTATCTGTGTAGTAAATAATTTGATAATCGGAACTTACTACATAATTTCCATCAACTGACACAGATATTGTAGCTGGATCTGTGTTAGCAACCCAGGTTAATACAAATTCTACATTTATTCCATTACAATAAAATGAATCTTGTACAGGCAACAGGCCAATTTCATTTTGTCTACTGTACCTATCAAATTTAACCCCAATTGTATTGGTTCTGACTTTTCCATTATACAACTCAGCATATGCCGAGGCAGCAAGTAATCCTGGTATAAGAGGAGTGATTATTTCTACGGTAGGTGCCTTGGTATAACCAGAGCCAGGGTCTGTAACCACAATTTGCGATATTTTTCCAGCAGTAACATAGGCAACAGCAGAAGCACCAGACCCGGTATCTCCAGATTGAGCAGTTATAATAACAGTAGGTGGTGAAGTGTAATTGGTTCCAGGATTGGTCACAATGATACTACCAACTTCATAGGTATAATTATCTGCCCAATCTTTCCAAGGATACGAATCCAACAATGGATTACCTATGTCAACTGACCCATACGTTTGTGTAAGTGTATTGAATACCGCAGGTCTATCAAAATCTGTGAAGTGACTATTAGTAGGATCTGTTACTGTGTAATTAGTAGTGTATCCCCTAACCTGAGTATGATAAGGCTTTACTTCTGCCAGGTAGTTTTCAAAATATGTACTATCTTGTAATTTATAAACAGGAGGTTGATTTAACTCGCCAGCATTGTTTACAACATTAATAAAACTTGTTTTAAATGCCCAATCTAGCATTTTTTGTTCGCTTAATGCGTATCTTACTGCGGCAAAGAAAAATAAATTCCATTGTGCTTTTAAATCATTTATAAACAAATCATTTTTTAATGCTGTTAATATATAACGTAACTCAGTGACAGGAATTATTCCTGTACTAAGTTGTATTGTTCCATTTTGTTTATAAACCAAATTATAAGTTGAATTAAAATTTCCTACAACATCAGCATCAACTTTTTCTAAAATTATATAATTTCCATCTCCAGAATTTTGAATTTTAACATACTGTCCAGGAACTATATTGTAGGTAAAATCTAACTGATATGTTTCGCTGAACACATAGGCATTGTCTTTATGAGGGTTATAATCGGTGCTAGACCAATCAGCATAACTCCAGTATTCAGCAGTGTTATAGGAAGATACTCTAACAAAATTCCATTTTTCAGATGTCCACTGATATTCAGCCCAACTATTATTATGGTTAGGATCTACTAGAACAATAACTGTATAAGGCCTAATTGACAATGTTGGTACTGTTACATATCCAGTGCCTGCATTGTTTATAACAACGTTATTAATCGAACCGTTAGAATCAAGTGTTACTGATACGCTAGCTGGTATTCTAGACATGCCGCTTACTTGAACTGTAGGAACTGTTTTATATCCATAACCTGGATTGTTGATTGTTACTAAATCAATACGTCCATTGACAATTGTACAACTAATTTCTGCTTGTACAAATTTGCTTGTATCAATTAAACTTAATGATTCATAATCCTCAACAGTTTGATCATAGTTATAAGAAGTATATGAATCTTGAGCATTCAAATTAGCAAAACTATAATTTCCTGTAATTTGATTTTCGTTGAATACAGTATTGGCAAATTCTATTAAATTTCGTAATGCTTCTGCTTGATTTACAAACATACTTTGTCTTGGTCGTATTTCAACGCCATAGGCATTTCGACTAGACAGAGTAGGATCAGGAACAAGATTTCCAACTGTGTCTTGACCAATTAAACTATCAAATAATTTTTTATCTAGCAAAGTAGTCGGTGTACTTGTGGCAACACCTTCTTGTAACAATAACCATTCTGTATGTTTTTCAATTTGGCTGTCAATAACATCAGTACAAACATTCAAATGTATTCTACTATCGATTAAATTTCCTGCTACATTTGCTAAAATAACAGCATTATTAGAAATTAACGAAGCATACATGTAACCATACCCTGTTGGATCTTCAATTAAACTTGCTACTTGTGCTGCATCTAATCTACGATTTTTTACATTAGGAACAAGCACTTTATTTTTAACCCAATAATAATACTTGTTAGTAAACGCATTTGTAATAGGATTATATATTTCAGCTATTGATACAACAGAGTCATCGGGATACTTTGGTTGTCCGCTCACACCCTGTGTTAATCCTGCTGCCGTATCAGCCAAAATTGCCCATTCACTAGGCAAATATTCTGTACCTACCCATTCGTAAATATCAACAGATGACCCTGGAAATAAATTTCCCCATTGATTTTTTCTAAAAGCAAGGTCGCCTTGCTCGTACCATACATATTTTATAGTACTTAAATCCCACCATAAACTACCTACTTGTTTATCCAGCCAGTTGGTATCAGCATCAACTATCACTGTAGAAGTTCCGGTTGAATATGTTGCTGGATCAAAATAAGATTTATAAGCTATTTCTTCTTCAGCAGGTCCTGCTATTTTTCCTTTTAATGGATCAATTACATCAAGGTAATCAACTACCTGATCAGCAAAAGTATCTATCAAAGACACTTTTCTAATTTGATCAACTGATACTAAAGTGTCTTGTTGCCTTAGTGTATACCAGCTATCAGCTGTAGGATCAATTTTATCAAACCTATAAATTGATGCGTTGGTTATTCCATTACCAGCAGGAGCACCAACATAAATGCTTTCATCAACTACTAGGCTTCTTCCAAAATAACTATTTGCTGTTCCGTCTGTTACTTGATCTGCTAATCTAAATTGTCCATTATTAGATTTTTTTACATAAACATATGCTGTTCCTGCGTTGGCTAGATTATCATAAAAATATGTAGAACTAGAATCAAAATCCACCGATCCTTTGTCAAACGAATCTGTGATTAATAAATTAGTTCCAATTGCTGTAACAACCAATGTATTAGATACTGTGTTGATATCTACAGCACTACCAAATTTCATTCCTGCGCCAGGAACAGGATTTGTAATTGTTGAATAATGAGTGTATGTATTATTAACAGAAGTTCTATAATATACATCAACTTTTCCATATGATTGATCTATATTTCTAACATCAGGACTTCCAATAAACAAATAATCACCTGAATACGATACTGCCAACGATTTTCCAAAATGTATGTCTGATCCTGATATTATTTGAGATGGAGAACTAAAATTAGTGGCTGTGTAAATTGCTACATATCCAGCATTGTAGGATCCAACTGCGATAACTTCTGCATTGTTTGATCCCTTTATTGTGTATCCCCATTGAGATCCTGTAGATACAGACACAGGCGGTGTTATAACTGTACCAGTAGTAATATTAACAGTAGATGATGACGCATCTACTGTATAAACATGTACACTTCCTCGATCATTTGTGCCCAACGCTCCGACCAATAATAAATTACCAGACGCATAAATGCTTGATCCAAATCGTTCATACGTAGTAGGAACATTACTTAAAATAGTATGTTGTAATGTTCCTACAGTTGTAGAAGAATTAATTGAAATAACATTTACTTGTCCTGTTTGTGTGTTAATCCCTGGCAATCCAACAAAAACTAATCCGTGATTTGTTTGTTGATATTCAATATTACCATAAGCCAACCCGCGTCCAAAATCTGTAGAAGTTGTGATACCCACAGGAGCATATTGAAATTTAAATTCTAATCCGTCTTGGGTGTCTTGATAAACAGACAATGCTCCCCGAATTGGATCAGAGGCAATGACAATATTGTCTCCAGGATTTTTAACTAGATATTTTCCTAATTGATGTATTCCGCTTACGCTAGTAGATGTGCTGGTATAATTGTTAATTTTTTCATAAACAGTCCATTGTCCTGTGCCATTGTTGTCAATCCATAATTTTGTACCATACGGGAATTTTAAAAAGACAGGATCTGACAGTGCTGTGTCAAATGTAACAAATTTTGTACTAACAAATTCAAACAATAGTCCTGGTGATGCCAGCACAGCATTGTTTATATAGGTTAGAGAAGATGAGACTGAAAATTCATTAAGAGATGGAACCTCTATAACCTTGTACACTCCGTCAACTTGACTGTTAAATTGTGTTACATAAACAACAGAGCCTACAGATAAATTATGGAATGTGTCGGTGGTAAATGTTATACTGGTTGCCGGACTACTAACATAAACTCCTACAACACCGGCTGTATTTTTTTCATATCGTAAAACATCCCAATCACCTGAGTCTGTGAATCCCAACCAAACAGTGTTACCGTCATTTAAATTTTGATTTGCGGCAATTGATAATAAATCTGTTGTATTATATGCCGTATAATTTACATCATCAATTCTAGCATACCCAGCTGTGCTTAATTTAAAATCATCTTGGTTGACAGTAAACATTGTTGCAGCATCAAAGCCGGCAGGTGCTATGGCCAAATCTTGTGTTAAAGAATAGTACACCAACTCATTTTTGTCAGACGGTACAGTATCAACAACATTTATTATCTGTGGGTTTTCAATAAATGTTCCTTCGACTAGAGGAATTTCAATTTCTTGATAAGTTGAATAAGATCCATAGTTTCCTACACGGAAAGCCCATTCTTCATAAAAATCAAGTTGTCCTTGTAAGTTATATACCGAGGCTTTGGCCAGTTTTGTTATAGCATTACGTGTACCTTTTTCTCTAATATAACCTTGATAAAATTTGTATTGAGCAATAGGATCTGTAAAAATGTTATTCAAATATGTGCGAGGTGTATATCCTGTTAGATGCTGTGCCATTTTTTCTTGACCAACATCAAAGTTATCAATATCTAAACTATAAAAATCTTCAAATTGGTTGATTTTATAATCAAAATTAGGCAATAGATCTGCTACAGGCTTTGATCCTAATAAAATCCAACCATCAGAAATATTAAAACTCTGTGTTCCTGTTATGTTAGATTTTGCTGAATAATAGTTTCCATTAAATTGAACTACATCGCCATACTGAAAATCTTTATACGATTGCCAGGTATAAATTTGAGCCGTATCATAAATGAACCCAGGACTAAAATAATCTCCATTCCAGTTGGCTGTTCTAAAACCAATTAGTTTCATTCGCTTTTGTCTATAACCGGCTTGAATATCAAATATTATATCGTTGAACATTGTAACATTGTTAAACACCATTACATGTTCTTTTTGTACACTGTTTAATCTAGCAAAATATATCGAGTTAGGCGTATTGTTTTTGGTAGATATTGTACAAATTCCGTCTTGTCTATTGACCGATAATTCTTGTTGCGGAAATGGTTTTCCATTTACCTGTAGCAAACTGTACTCATAAAAACTATCAAATATATTATCAACAACAGTATTTGGTAAAGTAAATTTAATTTGATCAGAGAAAGGACTCAAAGTAATGACACTATTGTCTGCCCAATTTTGTGTTGTCCAATATAAAAATTCTCTAGCACTTAAATCCCAATCTAGAATAGAATTTAAATTGCTATCAAAATTATCAAATATAAATCCCTGTGTTTCTAACCACTGTCCATATCCTTTGATAAAATCGTAAACCTGTTGTTGTGTATCAAACTCAGCACCATAGGGGATCTGTGAAATATTAGGAGAATATTGAATAACAGAATTAACAGTAACTCCGCCTGTTATAGGTAAAGAAGGCAATTTAGCATATAATGTTGAATCAAAAGTTGTCTCGGCACTATGACTAACCTTTACTCTGTAAAAAACACCATTGTATAAAACAATTTGTCCTTGCTGATAAAATATGCCAGTTGCTGCAGAATTTGCGGTAGTAATGTCAATAGAATTTAAAGGTGTAGAAAATGTAGAAGTCCCCGGTGCCCATGTAACATAAGATTCGGATATACCGCCGATAGTAATTGCTGGTGTAGATATATTCCTAACAGGCAAGTAAACATTAAAATACGGTTGCTGGCTATCATATCCTTTGACTACAAAAACACCATTGGATTTTTGTACAATAATTCCGCTAATTGGTGTTGACTGAATAGGGTTACTGACATTTAGTATTAAATTGTAATCCTCTGGTGGTAAGATTGCTCCAGGAATTATTGATGTAGGGTTATAAGCATCAATAATTACTTGTATTTTATTTTTGCTAACAAATCCTCCAACTTTATAAAACAATCTTACATCTAAATAAGTCAATTTATCAATTAAATTTTGTATATATGTATTAATTCTTTGTTTGCCAATTTCACAAACATACACACTGTACCCGCTTGTTAGTGTTGAGACATCCAAAGGAACAACTATGTTTTTAATGTTCAGGAAACTATTTTCTTGACCATAAACCCATTGCCCTGCAGCATTCAACAGCATCCTCGAAGGATCATACATCACAGCGGAATAAGACGCAGGGTTTGTTAAAGCCAACAATCTTTGTATAGCAAATGGATAATAACTACTACGACGCCACGCATTTTCTGTTGGTCCAATATCTCCAAACGTCCAATTTTGACTCACAGTTGATGGAGTTACATTACTGGCCAAATATATAGGATTTCGCAACGTGCCATCGCTGGTCACAGGTATAATATTAGATAGCCCTGGACGAGCATAAAACACATCAATGCCTGTTCTTGGTCCCTGTTGTATTCGTCCTTGTTCTAAATCTTGCCATAATACAATGTTAAAAGATGTATAAGGAGCTTCTCCGTATATAGAAGTCCACCAATCAGGCATTTCTGAAAAACCTAACATTTCCCAAGGAGTTAAATTTGGAGTATCAGTATCATATAGATACTTGTAAATATTTCTCCAACTACCTTTTAGATCTATGCCAAATTCATTGTTGTACCCGCCGGTGTAATTCCAGGTTAGATAATTGGCTGAATCAAATGTAGAATTAACGGTGCCATCTACACCCATTGTACCAGTCCATCGTATAAAATCTGCTTGAAGAATCTGATTAATTTCTTCAATAGAATAATCAACTGTTCTAAATGCTCCGGGCATTATTTGAGCAACATCAAATAAACTGTATTTGTATTCAGCTTTAATATTATTATAGATTCGTTTTTCTAATTCTAGAATTATAGCATCGCGGTAGTCATCAAATGCAACTGTTATACTACCGTCGTGACCTTTAATAACTTTTTGAGGGCCCGAAGCATATGTATTATCAATATAAATTTCAGGTCGAAATTTAGGATATAATCCTAACTTGCTCGGAGTAGGAGGAATATAGCACCCTGCTGTGCTGGTATAATCTTCGATAACAATTACATCATTAAACGCAAGTGGTGTTAAAAATTCTACTCCAGCATCTGCAGTTAAAAATACATAGTCAGTGCCTAAAATTTGCTGAATTCCATTAATATATACCAACACTGATCGCAAACTTAAAACACTAGGATTAAATTCAGTTGTTATAGGATAGATAGTATTACTAGGGCTAGTTACAGTCCATGTTCTTGTAATTTTATCTTGTCCATAGGCCAACATGTCTGACAACGACCAAGGAAATTGTTGACTTTTATTTGCGTTAAAACTGGTTATTATAGAGTCAACAGTTTCAACAACCGCAGATTGATTGTCAAATTCAGACAACTTCTGTAAAAATGACATCTTAAATTCATTATACTGATCAGCGGCTCGATGTAATGCATCAACTACATTGTTCTCTTTGTCACCAATAAAAAATTGTGAAAATACAATTGGATTGAAATTTGAAATTAATCTTGTTCCGTACTGAGATGGATTGGCAATATCTCTTAAATTGTCTCCTGTATAATCGCTATCTCTTTTTAACATAGTAGATAGATGATCAGATAACTCACTTAAGGTAAAACTAGATATGTTGCCATTTAACGGGTTGTTTGTAAGTCCTAATGGCGAATCATAAACACCATCATTTTCAGGTATTGGATATGCCGCTGATAACTGCCATATATTAATAAATGTATCATTGCTTAGTAATTTTAAAAATCCCTGATTAATAGAAACAGTATCTGTAATGTTATTTGAAATAATAGAAAATGTGTCAGTGGCAAAATAATTTTCAAACAAATAACTTCCAACTAGTCCAGTATTTTTATATGTCAGTGGAAATCCCAACACTGAATCGGCAGTGCCTGTACCAATTTTATAACCAAACACTGGTGTTCCAGCAAAAGTTGAATTGTAGTAAAGTGTATTGCTGTAACTATTACCTTGACTGTCAAATAAATCAAATAAAGGACTTTGATTTAATTTGTTATGTTGTTGTCCCATGATCCACATGGTTCCATTATACCACCAACTTGTTCCGCCTATAGTATTTCCAAGACCGACAATAGTCGATGCTCCAGAAAATGGCTCGTGATCAGCTGGCTGGGTTAATGTAATTCTATACTCGCCGTCGACATTAATAAATTTAACTTGGAATATTTTTCCATTTACCAAAGGATCTGGGTCTGCATTAAAAATAATGCGGCTACCGTCTTGTACTTTTACTCCATCAATATAAAACCAAATAGCACCTTCAACAGTTTTAAAAACATCAGTAGTAACTGTATCAATAAAACTTACAGGAGCAATTCCAACAGATCCAAAATTATATAATTTTAAGTCTGGTTGAAATTCTATAATAGGTCTTGATGCCTTATAGGCATCGGGATAGAAAGGAGTAACACCATTTGCCTGCGCACTTAATGTAATAATATCTCTATGTACCCATCGATTATATCTTGACCAAGGATTTGAATCTTGACTAGCACGATTAATTGTAATGTATTCAGGTGTTAAAGGTAATTTTTTAAAATTATCAAACGGATATTCATCAAATGGATTTGTATCAAACCCATCATTGTACTCTGTGGCGATAATTTGATTAGATGTTAATACAGAATAATCAACTAATTTAATTGATACACCTACACCTTCTACAAAAAACTCACGATCTTGATATACAGCAGGAGCTACAGTATTATCAAATTTAATTTTCATTCCGTTTGATAATAAAATTCCTGAAGATAACGTATAAGAAGTTGATCCTATAATATCTAATTCTACATTAACATTTCCAATTGTGATAGCACTTGGGCCAGTTATTAACCAAAAATAATTTTGAAAATTTACAAATTTATCCCAATCAATTCTTGGATCATAAGAATAAAATTTAGTTCTATATATTCTATCAAAATTATCAACTAATCCGCCTTGAACAGAAATTTCATTTGTTAAATCATCTATGCCAACTGCTTTTGTTATATTTCCAGAAGTATCATTGATAATTAACGCCGGATCTAATTGATAATTCTTTCTTAATTCTGTGGTTTCTGTTATATAAACATCAGTTGCTGCATTATATGTAGCAGTGGCCGTACTACCTATATACCCACTGATACGCTCTAGCTGAGGCGGCTGAATTAACTGATCAATTGTACTTGATAAAAATTTTGAATTTTTATCTGTTCTAAAAAATTCAGGTAATAAATTTATTGACTTAATGCTTTTTGCCATTATTAGCTTCCGCTGTTAGTAATTATTGTTACTGTGTTTAGTTGTGTTGCTGTGATTGCGTCAATGATGCCGATGTCGTTAACAGTCGCACCACTAATAAAAATTTCATTACTTGCACATGTAATTTGATATAAACTGCCAAAATTATTAATTTTAGGTACTATAACAAAATTTGTAATATTAGGTGTTAACAAATTCATAACATATGTGCTTAGTTCGCTAAAATTAAATATTTGTCCAAAATTCCAATTTTCTAACGCAAAGAATTGATTTATTGCATTTAATATTTGTGTTTTTAAATCGTTGTCGCTGGTTGGTATATCAGGATTTTTAACTGCTTTAAATGTTGCTTGTAAATTTATATTAGCCTGTGATCCAAATAATATTTTATACTTAACAGGTTGAAATACAATTTCATCGCTAATAGTTTTAATATCAGTGAGTGCTGCAGAATAATTCAACTCTAAACTTTGACTAGTAGGAACAACTGGTTCTGTACCTATGCCAGTGCTTAGCCATGCTCTATATGCTGTATCATAGGTGCTGGTCAACATATACACATCAATAATATTGCTCTTGCTAGGATCAATCCTGCGATCTTCTCCACTGTTATGAACATAATGGAATTTTAAATCACTACGCCCAAAATAAGCAAAATAATCAGGCTGATATATCCAACTATCAGTTGACGCACTATAACTATTCACAACATTAAAATCTGAATCATAAAAATAATATAATCCTCCATCAACTGGAGTTATTACATCAAGTGGTGTAGAGTAAGCAGTAATAGTTGCTGTTGATAATTGATATCTTATGCCATCCGATGCTTTCTGAAAATAAACAAAATTAGTTAAGTATCCAGTATCGGGATTTACATAAGCTGGTTGAACAATATTATTAAAAGTGTCAGGATCTTGAATTGATCCAGCACTATTATAATCATAAAAACTTACCTGAACTTTTGTAGGATCTACATAGCCGTCAGGTTCAACAATTGTAGAATCTATTTGCCAAGAATAATCTTTGCCTAATTGATAATGTGTTGATGTATTTGTTGTATTAAAAGACAACACATCAATTTTATCTTTAATTACAGAACCAGAAGTATAGTCGTAATTTATACTATTAGGGTCAACATAAAATGCAGTTTCTTGAACACTTTCAAACACATAATTTAATAATCTATATCGTACTGTATAACCAGTACCAGTCCATACAAATGCTATTAACCAGCTAGCATCTAGGCCAAGACTTGTAACATCTCCCTGACTGCTTAAACTAAAACCGTTTGTTAAGTTTAAATTTGTGTCAAGAATGATATTCCATGTTCTGGAAATTTGGTTAAAACTCAATCCAAAATTTCTTTGTAGCAAACAAAGGCTTGCTAGTTCACTTTCAAATGTATAAGAATATGATGTAATAAATTTTGGAATAATGGATACAGGAACAGCAAGGTTATCAATGATGCCGTCCAGAATAATAGGACCTGTTCCGTCATCAAGTGCTCCCACACCCGAATTGTCTCCGGTGCCAATAACTTGAAGAACTTTAGCCCAAATATAATTTTGAGCACCAAGAGGTAATTGTCCGCTGCCAGGTATAGATTGTATTAAATTATTTTTATCAAAATAATAACCTGCTGGAGGAACAAATTTAATCAACGATCCTGCGGTAACATATGATAAATTGCTTGAAGCATACGATCCAACACTTTGAGGATATGTACCCGATTTAAAATATCCTCTTGATTGCCCAGATAACTTATTAACCTGAACCCAAGATAAATTTAGATAACTCAAGTCTGGTCGTTGATACTGATCAAGGTAAAAAGAAAATAACCCAGTACTGACAACAACAGGCTCTAATTTTTGTTTAATTACATTGAATATGTCTGATTGACTAACAAAAGTAAAATAAAAATTTTCTTCAGAATTATTTTTATATACAATACCGTCTTCGGCAAATATATTTGTTTTACTGTATTTTCCACTGACATCGCTGAGTTCAAAATATTTGCTGATTCCGCTTGATACTCTGTTAACTGATTTTACTTTTAAAATGTCGTTGCCCAATGTCAATGGAGCAATGTTATAGTCTTCAGCAGTGACCATGCGATTTTGTGTATAGTAGGCCTGAGGAGCTTTTAACTGTATGCTGGTATTGGTTTCTGGTCCTGAACTATTGCTCACTGTGTACTGCAAGCCCATGGTCAGTGTCAGAGTTTGCGACTGCCCGCTTTTGTTTGTATAAGGTATTTTTACAACAACACCGCTCATTTGATCAGGTGTTATGGAATAAGTCAGCGCATTGCTCTGACGATATATCAATCTAAAATCGCCCTTTGGTAAATTACCAAAACTACCGTCAGCAAAATTAATATCAATTTGATCTTGACCACGAGTAGTTGTACTGTAGATGTTTCTTTCACTTTGACTTAAACTATTATAGATAACATTGTTACCGATAATGCTAGGAACTTTTTTCCATAAGGTTGTATAATTTCCATTGGCGTCTAATTGCCATAGCCAAACATCTGTATCATTAATATTAGATGTATTGACTCCAACAATTTCATTAGGAACAGGACTGGTTATACTAAAACTAGATATACCCAACGATCCTTGACGAAACTGAGCAAAAAATCCAGTATTTGAACTACTATAGCCTTGGTTGTCATTTTGATATATCAATGCAAATGTATTTGCAGGAGTAGGTGCTTCCTCATAAACTGATGTAGATCCACTAAAACTAGACGACACTACTTCAAAACTCATGTTGATACCATTAACAGATTTTGAAAAAGAAAACACTGGAACATCTGTATTGGTACTGTTAATTCTATATTGTTCAGTTAATATACCACTGATTGTATCTCTACTGTAGGGATTTCCAAACGCAAATGATCCAGACATTGTATTGTTTATAATGGAGATAAATTGCTGATACCAATTTGAATTTGTGGCATCATTCCAAACCACTGTGGTATTGGCCAAATTGATATTATTGCTATCCAGCACACTATCGGTAGTGGATATAGCAGTTATTTTTAAAAATCCGCTAGAAGGTATATTTCTTGAAGGAGCATAACTGATCAGTTGTGCTAGTCTTAGTATGCTATCCCTACGGCTTGCTGTTTCTAAAAAGTTTTCGCGAGCATTTAAGTCAATACGAAAACTTAAATTTTGTCCTAAGTACGCAATTAAATCAATTAACGCAATATATTCACTGCTGTCAATATAGTCATTAAAATCTTCAGGATAGTTTTCCTGAAGATATTGAATCATTGTACGACGAATAGTTTCAAAATCATAACTTTGAAAATCTGCGTTACGATAACTCTGATAGATTTTTTTCCAATCTTCAGTGACTAATAATTGATTTGTAGTTGATGGGATCATAATTTTCTAATATACCATATTTATTTGTATTATTAACCTGGTATATTATTGTACTACCAAGCCAACGCTTTGATCAAAATTCAATACTAGGTTAGCAGATTCATTTGTGGTTTTTAACAACAAAGTGATTTCTAAAATATAACCATCATCGTATTCATTGAGGTTAATCTGTGTAGGAGTAACTCTAGGATCGTAATTACAAATAGTTTCAATATCCTGTGTTAGTAAATCTCTAACTTGTTCAGTTAACGGCTCCATTAATAGATCCCATATAATACTACCAAACTCAGGATTCATTAATTTTTCGCCTTTGCGAGTATTAAAGTGGTTGACTATATCTTGTTTAATAATATCAAAATCATAAAGTTTGGCTCCATGGCTGCTAGTGCTCACAGTGCTAAACCCTTTATAGAATTGGCTCTGCTGTTGTGTTTGTTGAACAACAGATTGAGCATTGCTGATTTCAATATTTTTATATGGCATATCGATATTTATACTGTTAATTTACACCAGTTTTTATAGGATTACCTGCCCCATCTGTAACAATTGTTTCTGTTCCTGATTGTACAATTTGTCCACTTAGTTGTCCATAAAAACATTGATAGTAACCTGATTTAATTTGATATATGTCTGGAGTATTATTTCCAACTGCGGTTACTGCGGCTTCAAAGTATCCAGGATCTGTTTGTGCAAGTTTTACTCTATCTACAAAATATTCCACAGCTATCAATGCGCCAATTGTGTTATCATTGGCCAAGTCAGGATTATCAATTAACAAGGTTGATGATGCTAGATAACCAAGATCATATAATAACTTGCTATATCTAGAATAGTTTGATCGGCCTGTGAGTTGTATATAGCCTCGTCCAATATATTTGGCTCCATCACCAGGTAATATATTTCCTAGAGATTGTCCTTTGGCAGTACCTGATCCATACAAAAATTCTGGCAAACTATTGTTAGGATTACCAACATATTTTTGTGCCAAAGCAACATCGCCTTTGAACACACTTGGGAATACCTGTAATAATCTAGCGGCACTGGTATAATTAAAACTTTCAGTTTGGGGTATCCATTTACTTTCGCCGCCAACAATAGCCAATATTGCGGCTTCTGCGTAAGGTGCTGTAACACCTAACTGTTTACAAGCATCTTTAATTGACTTAATTCCAGCCTGACTTGTTGTTGCGCTAATATCTCGAGCATATTCTATAGAACATGTTCCAGGAACCACAGGTGGATAATTTGCCGATGCTACTTTTCCAAGATTAGGATTATCAGCAATGCCACTACTGGCTCTACTCTGTAGTGTAGCATCTGTGGATGCTGCCGAATATAATTTAGGATCTATACTTTCATGTTGTACATACGGCTCATGAGTCGGAACACGTTGCATGATACTGGTCAGCGGAGTAGTTGAATATCTATTACCTTTCCACGACGCCGCTGGATCTGTATTGGGCAAACTGTATGTAGGTAGCTTAGGCGGAGTTGTTGCCGGAGATGCTGATCCAGGATTAGCGGCTGCTGGTCCATTCATATCAATTTTTGCGGCAGTTTCTCTATAATATCCAGTAGCACCAACATTAAAGTTTCCTCCAGACCCTTGTAACATATCATTTACTGAACCTAGATTCATATTATTACCTGCGGTAAAATATGCGTCTTTTCCGGTACTCATATGTAGATCAACTCCCACTGATGTTCTTGAGGTTTGTCCCACTGTTTCGTCTTTGTCATTTTTAATAACAATCTTAGCATGATCATCAACTGTTAGATAATAAAATCCGCTAACATTGGTTTCCATATTGCCTAATGCCCTAGCATGTATATGACGACCTGCTTCAAGATTGATATCTCGTTCTGCTCTAAAATTAAAGTCTGCCTTAGTGTGTACGCTGACGCTGTCTTCGGCATAGATATCAATTTTACCAGCACTGGTCATTTCAATCCAGCTTGATCCACTGCTGTTGCCAATATAGATTAGATCTTTGGTATTGTGCATTAATATTTGATGCCCGGTACGAGTTCTTATTCTTACCAATTCATTCTCACCAGCAATATCACCATCATCCATGACAAAGGTAGTGCCACCTAATCTACTAACCGGAACTTGACGATTTCCTATATATCCTATTTTTCCTTTTTTAGCTCCGTCCCTAGTATCAACTGGACCAGGTGTACTAATTCCAAACACAGCACTTGGAGCTTCTCTACGAGCACTACTGGATGTAACGCCGCGCACAGTATCTGCCAATAATCCTTGTTTCAACAACACATCAGCAAATGGATGTACAGCTTTTTTAAACGATGATACATTGGGTGTATTCAACAATTCTGTGTCTTTGAGGAATTCTGCCACGGGCAAAACGTCTACATCATACTTGGCTCGCTGATCAGCTGTAGAATCAACGTTGGCGCTGGCCGCTATGCCGGGCATCATGTGATTTTGAAAAGTCGAAGGCACACATCCTATGTAATATCCTTGATTAGGATCGCCGTCAATAAAAATAACCATAACCTCAGTACCAACATCTGGCGGTACCATCCACATGCCATAACTTTTTTGTACATCATTGAAGTTTTCGTTGGCAGTGCCTGTGTGTCTAATACTGGTAATACCAGCAAATGGACTGAGATATTTCACAATATAGGTATTACTCTGTAAAACAACTGAATTTGGAATCCCTTTTCTAATGGCAACTTCAATGCTTCCCATGTAGGTTGGATCCAAGTGGTTGGTCACCTCGGCCAAAAATGGCCCAGATGACGGTAATTTTCCAGCTCTTCTTTGTTCAAATGTTGATGACATAGGTTATTTTGTATTGATATTAACACTGGGTTTTGGCGTTGGCAATTTTGAAGTATCTGCCAATGTGGTATCTTCTAATTTTTTAGTGGTGACCAATTTGTCACCAATATTGCTTGCCGGAGCATTGTTGTTGATCTGTCCTGGCAATCTAATAATATCTAATTTTTGTTTGAACATGCCATCATGAAATGTATTAATGACTCTGTTGACTCGGTACACACCACTAAATTCTACTCGACTTGAATCAAATTTCATTATACCATCCGACCCTATATCAATTGGATTGTTGAAAATAATTTGGATTAAAACTTCTCCAAAATTATGATCTGCATCGCCGTCCACAGTGGCTCTAGGTGAAGCAGAGTCAGGAGCAGGAACATAGTTTCCAATGCCACCAGTCACAAGATAAAATGGATCTCCTATGATATCTATGTCGCCGGTTATCATGCTGGTTTTAGAATTTACCAAGGCTTGATGTAAGTTCCTGGCCATAATGGCATAAGGATCATAATTAGGCAACTGTCCTGTTCCACCATAGGGCACTATTGGCTGTGCCACTGGTTTGACTCCTGCCCTGCCCAGACTATCCGGTGAATTACCTTCGTTGCTGGCAGTTTGAACATCATTAGTGTTACCAGGAGCCGCTGTATCTGTAGACGGAACCACATCACTGTTGCCCAACATGTTGGGTATTGCTTCAAAATATAATGTATTGAAATTCAATTTGAATGTCAGTACATCTATATTTTCGCCTGTATAAAAATAATTGTAAGTTCTTTGTGTGTAAGTTACCAACTGCTTTGGGTCAACTTTCAGCGAACCGTAGTTGGGGATTCTGCTGTAGTGTATCTTGTACGGAGTGACCACATAGGTAAATTCTTGATAAGGTTTGTTGGCAGTGTGATCGAATTCTGCCTTGTTACGAACCTCCATCCTTACCATAAAATAATCCATGAATCCATCTTTGATTGATGTTTCAGCATTTTTTAATTTTTCTCTGATGTATTCGCTGTCCCGTATAACTGAAGAAATTATGTCGTGTATCAATGCGCCTTCAGAAAATTGTACCTGAGGTTCTTTGGGGTCAACATGTTGCCAATCATAGGTGGTTGTTTGTTTGCTGTCGTCAGGTGATTTGTAATTTTCAGCGTTGGTGTTTGGATCTCCAGGGTCTCTAAATTTATACACACTGTTGTTTTTCAACAGCTCAGCGACCTTGCTAGATCCGATTGAATTACCAGAAGTACCTACCCATCCTTGATCAACAACATAACTAGGGAAAACAATTTTATATGTGTCAAAACTCTTGGCTGTTTTTTTACTTTGAGTATCTTCTTTCTCTACCTGTTCGTTGAGTTTGGTCATTAAATTTTGTAAAATATCTTCAACAGAACTGCCAGTCATTCCCATGGGTATTCTTAATTTATTTGGATGACCAAAACCTCGTTGTTCGTAGGGTATTGCTGTACATCTATATAGTGTGCCTCGTTCAGTGACTTCAACTTCTAATCCAGTAAAAGCAAAAGGAAAGTATCTTGTAGATTTGGGTATACTAGTAGTAACTGACGGCAATTCATCGTTGTCATTGTAGCCAGTAAATTCAATCTTTAACAAAAATACCGCATAGTTGTAGGATGGATATCCTGATGCCACTGATGCCACATGTAATGCTTCAATAAAACCATTGATACTATAGGGTTCTATGATGTCAAACCTAATGCTGGTGGGCAAACTGAACCCAGCTTCTAGACCCGGAGCAATGATGTTTTCTATTTCAACATTTTCTATAAAGAAATCAAATCTTCCTGGGCTTTGTGTGTTGAAGTCTTTGATTAATTTTTGACCTTGCTGTTGATCTAATCCAGGTTTGGTTCCAGTGTATATACTGTAATCTTTTGTTGGAAGACTGGTTGACCCAGCCGAAGAGTTGATTGCGTTGGTGCCTTTGCCGCCTGATTTGGCAATAATATAGTAATTTGAACTGTTTCGATATCTAGATGGATCTTCTAGATCTAGATTGGTCAATGTTGCCAGCGTAAAATTATATGTGTAAGATCTATAGGTGTTCAACACATTCTTCGCACCAGATGATTTTACCAAAGGATTTAGTTCTTGAATGGTTGGATTGTTATTGTTGCTGGTTGAATTTTTACCTGTTAGTATGCCAGTGTTGTTTGGTAGATTTTTTAATTCATCAGTGATTATGAGAGGGGGTTGAACAGGTGTCAGATTGGTAGGATTTTGTCCAGCCACTGGAGAAGTTTTTGATGCTGTTTGTCCAGATAAATTTTGTTGCTGATCTTTCAGTGCCGCAGTTGTTCTCTGCGACGGAGAATTCATAAAATTAAAAAATCCAGGAGTACTTTGTCGGTTGGCTGGCATATCAACTTCCTAATGCCGTTTTTAATGTGTTTTGTTTGGGAAGGTATATTTTGATTCCTGCCACTAGATCATAGACAGGATCTTTGATTATTCCTGGGTTTCTAACAGCAAACACCCACCATAAATTTTGATCACCGTATAGATCATAGGCCAATAGGTCAGGTCTATTTTCGTAATTTTTTGTTACTTCATAAAATATATCATCAGTGTATGATGGAAAGGCTCTAAAATTGATCACATCAAGATAACCATTGGCCTGGCTGGTGGTATAATACGGACTGGTTGAACTGTACACTGCTGACATTATAAATATCCTCCTGCTCTTGCTTTTCCATTGGCCAACCAGCCAGTGACTGAGAATTTTTGCATTTCGGCACGGCTGTACACAGGAATACAGGTAAGCGCCAGGGTTGATACAACCGGCACAGATGTTTGAGAATAAACAGCACCAGAACCAAATCCAGGTTTACCCACAGTAAAGTAGTCAACACTGTCAGGCAACTCCATCCTAAAACTGCTGATGGCAATAGGAGTATTATCAAACATGTAATCACCGTAGGCTTGTAATCTACAAACAGGCGGAGGAGCACCGCTATCTGGGTCACCAGTAGGACCACCAGATCTCATTTTAGTTAATGATCTTAATAAATGTATAGTTGCTAGATAAACATTGGCATCGGCTTCATTTTGAACTGTAAATTTTCCAGTAATGTTTATAGGACCAACTTTGCTATTTTTATAAAAATATTGAGTGTAATTACTATGGGTAGGATTTGCGGCTGCATAATCAGCAGAATAGTCCTGCGCAATAGTAGGAGTGTAGGGAAATATTATACCGCCTTGATTTTCCAAGACAAAAATCAAAGACTGTAAATTATCAGATACTTGTATTCCCCAGGTCAATGATGTAAGATATGATGTAGGAACTTTGATTTTAACCCTGGTGTCTTTTTGTGTTAATACAGTTCCGTTTGTACTGATATTAACAGCCGCAGATTGAGAAACAACTGGGTTAGCACCACTAGGAACGCCGGCGACTCCTCTAAGTTTATTCAATGCTGATTGTCCAGCATTGGCTAATGCGCTAAACTGATCTTTAGCAAGATAGGCCGCAATAGCAACTGATCCAACTTGATTTATTGTGTTATTAATACCAGTGTCTCCGACAATTTTAGCATCTTTATATTGTGCTATCGTGGCCTGATCGGAAGCACTGGGATTTGTAGTATTTTGATTTGCCTGAGCAGTTACTAATTGAGCTTGTGCTTGATTTAAATTAACATTGTTTTGAGTTAACTGATTTAATGTTTGGTCTAAAGAAGCCTGCGCCGATGATACATTAGAACTGATTCCAGATTGTTGAGCAGAAACCAAAGCTGCTTTTGCAGATTGATAAGACGCATTAAGTGCGATTGACGTATTTGTTAATGCTGTTACTTGTGCTTGTAGCTCTGCGACGGTGGCCATATAACTTCCTTTATATGATATTTAGCGATAAATAATCTGCTAATATATTTACAAACCGGTTGACCTTACCCATTTCTGTGCTATAATAACTAGCGCATAAGGAAAATAATAACAAGATGACGACACCAATCGCACTTCCAAGAAAAGTAAAATATCTCAACAACCGAGACCTCTTATTAGAAATACATCGTAGTAAATGTAGTTATTCTAGTTTTACAAAACCAGAATATAGTCAATACGATATTATACTCACAGATGTAAGTAAAATTAACATACGTACAGTAGCAGACGCCAAGCGTGCTCGTGCCAAACGTATTGGTCTACAGGCATTTGCCAAAGCAAGAGCAAATGGAGATAAAAAAGTCAAACTACTAGAGCTAACTCCCGACTACAAATCTATTCCCAAAACAGATGTGGTTATAAGAATTATGACTTTTGATCATATTCCCCTGTCTCCGGGACGTAAAAAGACAACCAAAACTCGTGCTGACAGTCACGATAAAGTTAACTTTCCTCCTTATCAACATTGGAAATACAATGACCAGGACGAGTTGATCTGTGTAGGTAAAAGTCATTGGAAAGGTGCCATTGATACTGGGATATTTTGTAAAGATCACGGACGTATCACAGAAAATCTAGGTAAAATGTTTATCAAATTGTCAGAGCGTTACGCACAGCGTAGCAACTGGCGAGGATACACTTATGTTGACGAAATGAAAGGCCAGGCCATTCTACAGCTAAGTCAAATTGGTCTACAGTTTGATGAATCAAAGTCAGAAAATCCATTTGCCTATTATACTGCCGCTGTTACAAATTCGTTTACTCGCATTCTTAACATTGAAAAGAAAAGTCAAAATATTCGAGATGACCTGCTAGAAGAAAACGGTCTTACTCCCAGTATGACTCGACAGAACAGTCAAATCTATGCTTCTGAAATAGCACGCCAGGCTGAGATTTATAAAAATCTACGTATGCCAAAAAGCGAAGAAGTCGATGTCGACGAAGATGGAGAAGTTGAAGCATAATAGGCTTGACTTCTGCGCTTAAGAACTGTAAACTTGTATAGCCCTATGAGGCTATACAACAAAGATATCAATGACACCATTATTTAAAAAAGTAGCAGTATTTACAGATTTGCATGTAGGTTTAAAAAGTAACTCAACTGTACATTTAAAAGACTGTGAAGAATTTGTAGACTGGTTTATACAAGAGGCTAAAAAAGCTAATTGTGAAACTTGTATTTTTATGGGAGACTGGAGCCATAACAGAAATAACCTTAATCTGTTTACTCTTAACACATCTATCAAATTACTCGAAAAACTAGGTGCCGCGTTTGAACAATTCTTTTGGTTCCCTGGTAATCACGATTTGTTCTACAAAGACAAACGAGACGTCCATAGCAGTGCTTTTGGTCGTCATATTCCCGGAGTTACCGTGGTAGAAGGAATTACAACATTAGGCGATGTTACACTAGTCCCTTGGTTAGTCGGCGACGAGTGGCGTTCGATGAAAGATATTAAATCCAAATATGTGTTTGGACATTTTGAACTACCGCACTTTTTTATGAATGCTATGGTACAAATGCCAGATCATGGAGAACTCAAAGCTGATGTGTTTAACGGTCCTGATTATGTATTCAGCGGCCACTTCCACAAACGTCAACAAAAAGATCATATCATTTATATCGGCAATGCGTTTCCGCACAATTATGCTGACAATTGGGACGACGAGCGTGGTATGATGATATTGGAATGGGGAGGCAAACCAGAATTTATAGATTGGCCTGATTGCCCTAAGTATCGTACAATCAAGTTAAGCGAACTCATTGATCGCAAAGATGAAATTATGAAATCTAAAATGCACCTTAGAGTACATTTAGATATTGATATCAGTTATGAAGAAGCCAACTATGTCAAAGAAACATTTGTCAAAGATTTTGATATTAGAGATATTGGACTTATTCAAGACAAAGTAAATGTTGAAGGTACTATAGATGACAATCCAGATCAACAATTTGAATCTGTAGATCATATTGTTACTGATCAATTAGTTAACATTGATTCAGAACAATTTGATAAGAATGTATTATTAGAAATATATAGGAATATTTAAAATGACTATTGTAGTAGACAGTTTTATGTTTTTCAACGAGTTTGATGTGTTGGAAGGTCGATTGGAATATTTGTACAATCATGTAGATTATTTTGTACTAGTTGAATCAAATATTACACAAAGTGGACACACGAAACCGTTCCATTTTTTAAACAACATGCGAAGATATCACAAGTACCTCGATAAGTTATTGTACTTTCCTTTTATCACAACTCGTGAAGCATTTCCATTTGACTCAAGACCTGCGCACGAACGGGATTACGATACTGGTCCTTGGCGACTAGAAAACGCACAACGCAACCATATTGGGGAAGCACTGAAACTATTTCCCGATGATGCCCTAATTATGATCAGCGATCTAGATGAAATTCCACACCGAGATTGTATTAAAATCTGTCAAGGTAACTTCAGTGCTGACTGGCAAGCCTTTGCTATTGAACAAGATCATTTTGCTTATAATTTTAATCAAAAGCAGAAAATACCAATCCGTGGTACTACTATTAGTACTAACCGCTATGCTCAAGAACAAACTCCACAAGGGTTACGAAATATCAAATACGGATTTCCTGTGATTCCACGCGGAGGATGGCATTTAACTTATTGGGGTACTGTGGAAGATATCCAATACAAGATTGAAACTTTTGCTCACCAAGAGCTAAATCAAGCCGAGTTCAAAGATCCCAATCATATTAGACAACAAATTCTTGCTGGACAAGACATGTTTAAAAGAGGATATCACGAGTATATGCCTGTAGACAGAAACGCAGAAATTCCCGAAGATATTCTAAGAATATTTGGCCCATTAGAAAAACGATTACTAGATAGCTTGAATGTTTAATATTAAAAATATAACCGTCCGCAACTTTATGAGCGTGGGTAATCAAACCCAGGCAGTAGATTTTGACCGAGAGCATCTTACACTTGTACTAGGTAGTAACTACGACCTTGGTGGCGATGACACTGGCTCAAGAAACGGAACTGGCAAGACCACTATTATTAATGCCTTGAGCTATGCTTTGTATGGACAGGCATTAACTAACATACGAAAAGAAAACTTAATCAACAAAGTCAATAACAAGGGCATGTTGGTCACTGTTGAGTTTGAAAAGAACAACGTTAAGTATCGTATTGAACGTGGTCGTAAACCCAATGTATTAAAACTATATGTCAATGATCAAGAAATCAAAGACAGCCAAGAAGAAGACGACAGTCAAGGCGATAGTAGAGAAACACAAAAAGCCATTGAACAAATGCTGGAAATGTCGCATACTATGTTCAAACATTTGGTAGCATTAAACACATACACTGAACCATTCTTGAGCATGAAGGCGGCAGACCAACGAGAAATAATTGAGCAATTACTAGGAATTACACTGCTCAGTGAAAAAGCCGAGAACCTCAAAGTACTGGTTAAAAGTACTAAAGATCTAATTCAAACTGAACAGTTTCGTATAGAAGGTGTTAAAACTGCCAACGAAAATGTACAAAAAAGCATAGACAGAATAAAATTAACTTGTGCCGCTTGGAACAACAAACGTGATACTGATATTGAAAATCTCGGTAAAGCAATAATGAAATTAGAAAGCGTAGATATTGAAACAGAACTACAGCTACATCAATCATTAAAAGTCTGGGAGGAAAACAACTCCAAGATTATTAGTTTACAAAAACAAAAAGCCACACTTGAATCTGCTGTGATACAAGGTGATAAAACTCTTAATAGATATCTCCGAGAGTTAGAAAAATTAGAAGGCAAAACTTGTCCGGCATGTGAACAAGACCTACATGATCATAAACACGAAGAAATGACTTCTGCGGTTATTAATTCTGTAACGGATGCCACTGCGTATCTTACAAAAATCAAAGATGACTATGATAAAATTGTCAACGAGTTGACCGCAATTGGCGAACAATCACATAGACCACAGACCTTTTATGATACAGAAGCTGCAGCACTAGGACATAAAAACAATCTAGACAACTTAGAAAAACAACTGACCTCAAGAATAGAAGAAAAAAATCCACACGAAGAGCAAATTGAAGAACTACAGAACACAGCAATTCAGGAAATTTCGTGGGATACAATCAATGAACTTAGTAAATTACGTGACCATCAAGAATTTTTGTACAAATTGTTGACCAACAAAGATAGTTTTATTCGTAAAAAGATCATTGATCAAAATCTAACACATTTAAATAAACGGTTAGCCTACTATATTGATAAACTAGGACTACCACACATTGTTGTATTCCAAAATGATCTTACTGTAGAGATCACACAGCTAGGACAAGATTTAGATTTTGACAATCTCAGTCGTGGCGAGCGCAACAGATTGATACTTGGGCTGTCTTGGGCATTCCGCGATGTTTGGGAAAGTTTATATCAACCCATCAATTTACTGTTTGTAGACGAGCTAGTAGATGCCGGAATGGACTCAGCCGGTGTTGAAAATGCGTTGGCTGTATTGAAAAAAATGGCCAGAGAACGAAATAAGAATATATACTTAATAAGTCACAAAGACGAGCTTGTAGGCCGTGTAAACAACGTACTACGAGTAATCAAAGAAAATGGATTTACTAGCTATAGTAATGATTTAGACTATGTCAACACCTAAACTAGACGAATATAAACGATTGTATTCTGAATTTATTGATATTGCTGTAGAATATCATAATCGACACAACGATTATATAAAAAAAATAAGTAATGATGGGATGACTGATCTTAATCGGTCTATGAGAAAACTTAGGCGTCTAGCAGTAGATATTAATAAAGCCATTCCAGAAGTTTATCGAGAACATAAAAATATCAAAGTCGACAACAGGAAAAAACCTGGATGGAGAACTAAAATTAACAAAGAGAACAATAATGAGTAACACAACAACAGACATCCAAACCGCATTTGAAACATTTTTAGCCGAAGATGCTAAATTTACCAGTGGCAACAGTGCTGCAGGAACACGCAGTCGCAAAGCTCTTGCTGATTTAGGCAAGTTGATCAAGACTCGTCGTAACGAAATTACTGCTGAGAAAAACGCTCGCAAGGAAGCCAAGGCTGCTAAGTGAGAAATGTCTTGGACTTATCAAGGACAATTGATTACTGAACTACCTGAAGAGTGTGTTGGATTTGTTTATCTTATAACAAATCTAACCACTGGCAGAAAATATATAGGCAAAAAATTAGCAAAATTTAGTAAAACAACTTATAAGACTGTAAAATTAAAAAACGGCACCAAGAAAAAGAAAAAGATTAGAAGTAAAATTGACAGCGACTGGATGGACTATTACGGTAGTAACGATCAGTTAAACAAAGATGTAGAACAATTAGGCAAAGATAATTTTAGCAGAGAGATACTTTACTACTGTGCTAGTAAAGCAGAATGTAGTTACATTGAGCTTAAAGAACAGATATTAAGAGGAGTTTTAGAATCAAATGAATATTACAACGGACACATACAAGTTCGTGTCCATGGCTCACACATAATTAAAAAACCCTAGGCTCATCAGCGGTACATAAGCAAGCATCAGCCAATTTCGGATGCCCTAGACCTGGATCTCGGATCACAGGGATGGAAA